TCAATGGTTTTTATGTAACTCTGTTGCTAAAGAAAACCAAAAAGAAAAACATAATTCTTTTTATTTTGTTCATTTAATTTATAGAAACAACACTGTTAATAGTAGTTTATTTAAATTAATGTCTCCTCTGCTAGATAAATTAAATGCAAAAGCTTTAATAAGAATAAAAGCAAATTTGTATCCAAATCAAAATAAATTTATAACACATAATTCACACAAGGATTATCCATACGAGCATAAAGGAGCTATATTGTATGTAAACAATAACAATGGGTATACTGTTTTAAATAACAAAGTAAAAATTGAAAGTATTGAGAATAGAGTTCTATTATTTAATCCATCTAAAAGTCATAGCAGCACTACATGCACAGATGAAAAGTATCGTGTAAATATTAACTTTAATTTTTTTTAAATGAAAATATATAAAAATGTTTTAAATGAAACTACTATAGAAAAAATATATAGTTTAATAAAAAAGACATCCACAGATTTTGACCCCTCTTGGTGCACTAGTTATTCATGGAATAAAAATATTGTAGAAAAGTCGTCGTTTGTTTTAATATATAAACTGTCACAAAATAAAAAAATTTTAAATTTAGTATTAAACGATTTAAAAAAATTAAAAGAATTTAAAATTAAAAATATACATGTAATGATTTATATTTGGGGCATAGGCTCTTATATTCCATTTCACGAAGATCCGGTTTCAAATATTGCAGCCACCATTTATTTAAATAAAACTTGGGATAAAAATGATGGTGGTTTATTTTTATACGAAACAAAAAAAGGAATAAAAGGAGTAGTTCCTGAATATAACAAAATGATAGTAAACGATAAAAACGAAAGTCATTGTGTTACCTCTGTCCTACCTAGTATTAAAGAAGAAAGATTTACTTTACAAATATTTGGAAATAATGTATAAAAATAAAAAATATGAAAGATTCTACTATAACACCTATATTCTGTACTCCAATTTTTAAATCAGAAATGGATAGAAAATTTAATAAAAAAGAATTAGACTTTTTTAAAAAACATAAAGGTAAGATTTACTTTAATGCAGGCAATAGCAAGAGTAAAAACAATTATCTTTTAAATGAACCTGATCTAAAAGACGTTAAAAAATTTATTCTTAAAAAAATTTATGATTATATTGAAAATGTGGTTTGTCCAGCAGAAAAGATAGAGCCCTATATTACTCAATCTTGGTTAGCTGTAACAGAAAACAATCAACATCATCATACTCATTCTCATCCAAATAGTTACATATCTGGAGTTCTGTATGTAAACGCAAGAGAAAAAGAAGATTGTATAGTTTTTGTGAATAAAAAATATGAACAATTAAAAGTTTACCCTAAAGATTGGAACATATTTAACGCAGAAAATTGGTGGGTTCCTGTAAAAACAGGAGATTTAATTTTATTTCCTTCTGATGTAGAACATAAAGTAAATATAAAAGAAACTAAATCAACAAGAATTAGTTTGTCATTTAATGTTTTTATAAAAGGGTTTTTAGGAAATAATCAAAGCTTAACAGGATTGGAGTTAAAATAAAATGTTGGATATGAATAAACTGTCGTCTTTAATAAAAGACCACTCTATTAATTTAACTGAACAAGATATCTTTAATTTTTTAAAGATTGAAAAAAGATGGCCACACAGAGATATGTTAGGAGAGCCTACTGTTCAGGTAATAAATAATACTTTAGAAATAGTAGATAAAGACTTTTATAAAGTTACAGGATACTTAGATTATGAAAAATGGAAAGTTTATTATGATAAAGGTTTTACTTCTTTAATAACAAACGTTCTAGATCTAACAGATGAATTAAGAAACTTGCAGGATAAAATTAAATACATTGTAGGAAACGAAGTTGAATCTAGATTTATTTTTTCAAAAGGTATTAACGACAATAGCGCTCATTCAATAGAGTATGTGCAAGACTACGATGTTATCGTAAAACAAATTTATGGAGAAGGGCATTGGAAAATACATGAACAAGATCATGTTATTAAAAAAGATGAAACCTTAAATATTAGAAGAAGACTATATCGTAACAACACTAAAATAGATGGTTTAAACCTTTCTTTAATTCTTAATATTAAAAAGAATTAATGAGTAAACGTCTAATAGTAGTAGAAGATTATTTTGATCATCTTAATTTATTACTTCCTGAAATAAAAAAAATTAAGCTCTATAATTGTAAACAATTTAATAAAAAGTATACAGACCAAATTCAAAAGTGGCCTGGTCAAAGAAGTGGTGATCTTCTTCAAGAGAACCCGATATTACTAGCCTACGCCTTAAGTTATTTTAATAAATTTAATTTAGATGTTAACAAAATAAGAGTATTTTCTTATGTACATTTTAGAGGAGATGATTCTCTTGGAAAAGATTGGATTCACAAAGACAAGTGTGATTACTCAATGTTGATTTATTTAAATGAAACTAATCCAGATTCTGGAACTTATATACTTGACGATAATGGTAATGTGATATCAGACGTTAAATATGTTCAAAATAGAGCTGTAGTATATAGCGGATCTCACAATCATTTAGCATATGGTCACTTTGGAGACTCCCCAGAAAACGGAAGATTGACTTTGAATTTTTTCATTCATTATATATAATACTACCAAAATAATAAAAAGCATATATAATGAGGTGCTATGCTACAAAAAATAGGATTTCAACCAGGGTTCAATAAACAAATTACTGAAACTACTGCTGAGGGGCAGTGGGTAGGAGGTGATAATGTACGTTTTAGATATGGTACACCTGAAAAGATAGGTGGCTGGGCACAGTTAGGTGAGAATAAACTAACAGGTGCAGCAAGAGCCATGCATCATGTCGTTAATAAATCAGGGATTAAATTTTCTATAATAGGGACTAACAGAATTTTATATGTTTATACAGGAGGTATTTTTTATGACATTCACCCAATTAGACAGACTTTAACTTTAACCAATGCTTTCTCAACTACAAATGGTTCTACAACTGTTACAATTACATATGCAACACCCCATGGAATGAATCAAGGAGATATTGTTCTTTTAGATAACTTCACTACAATAACTGGATCAAATTATACCGCAACTGATTTTGATGATAAAAAATTTATGGTTGCTTCTGCTCCTACAGCATTAACCATTACTATTACAATGCCAACTGCTGAAACTGGTGCTGGAGCAACTTTATCTGGAGGAATTAGATCACAAGCTTATTACACAGTAGGTCCTGCTCAACAATTACCTGGTTATGGTTGGGGACTTGGACAATATGGAGGAACAGCCGCTAACCCTAGAACTACAACTTTAAATGGAGCATTATTAGATGATGCATTTGGCACTGGCGGTTCTGGAACTTCTATTACTTTAACTGACACTACAGGATTTCCTAGCTCGGGGACAAATTATATTCAAGTTGGTAGCGAAGAAATTTCATACACAGGTATTACAGGAAATAATTTAACAGGAATTATAAGAGCTGTTAGAAACTCTACAAGATCTGCACATTTAAGCGGTGCAACTGTTACAAACTCATCAGACTATGTTGCATGGGGTGAAGCTGCATCTGGAGATTTTGTAGTTGATCCAGGTGAATGGTCCATTGATAACTTTGGTTCAAAAGTGATTGCATTAATTCATGATGGTGCTTGTTTTGAGTGGGATTCTGAACCTTCTGCAGCAACTGCTACAAGAGCAACAATTATTTCAGGAGCACCTACTGCATCACGAGATATGTTAGTTTCTACTCCCGATAGACACTTAGTATTCTTTGGAACAGAAACAACTATTGGTGATCCAACTACACAAGATTTAATGTTTATAAGATTTTCGGATCAAGAAAATATTAATACTTATCAACCTACATCAGTTAATACTGCAGGTACACAAAGATTATCGGATGGTTCTAGAATTGTAGGAGCAGTTAGAGGTAGAGATGCAATCTATGTTTGGTCTGATACATCATTATTTACAATGCGTTTTGTAGGTGCACCTTTTACATTTGGTTTTACACAAGTTGGAACTAACTGTGGATTGATTGGTGAAAGTGCAGCATTAGAAGTTGATGGTACTGCATATTGGATGTCAGAAAATGGTTTCTTTAAATATGCAGGTAATCTAGAATCGATGACTTGTTTGGTAGAAGATTTTGTTTACAATAATTTAAATACTACGGCATCACAATTAATTAACGTTGGACTTAATAATTTATTTGGAGAAATAACTTGGTTCTATTGTTCTTCAGGTTCTGAAGTAATAGATAGTTGTGTTACTTATAACTATATTGAATCAAGTCCACAAAGACCAATTTGGACTACTGGAAGTTTAGCTAGAACTACTTGGGTAGACTCTTCCGTATTTGGTTTACCTCATGCTACACAATATAATATATCTGATGATTCATCATTTGATGTTGTGGGTAATACTGATGGCAGCACCATATACTTTGAACATGAAACAGGAACTGATGAAGTTTTAGCTACAGGAACAAATCCAATTACATCTAACATTGAATCTGGAGATTTTGATATTAGTCAACAAAGAAGTGCTTTAGGTCAATCATCGGGTATTGCAACTTTTCAAGGTGATGGTGAATATATTATGAAAATTAGACGATTTATTCCTGACTTTTTATCTCAAACAGGAAATACACAAGTCACATTAAATTTAAGAAACTATTCAAACAGTTCTTATGCAAGTTCACCTCTTGGACCCTTTACAATTACATCATCTACAGATAAGGTAGATACTCGTGCAAGAGCAAGAGCTTTGTCTTTGAAGATTGCCAACACAGGTGTTTCTCAAAGTTGGAAACTTGGAACTTTTAAATTAGACACACAACCAGATGGACGTAGATAATGGCAAAAGTAACTTTAGTATTTACAAGACCAAGTAAAGAATACGATCAAAAAAATGCAGATGCATTAATCAGAGACCTTGATGGTTTAATTGAAAAATTAAATTCTACATTTCAACAAGACCTTAGAGAAGAACAACAA